TGCCGCCAAACATCGTCTTACCAAAGCATATCCAGCAATTGGATTCGCCAGAAGAAGGCGCTGACAGTGAAACAAAAGCAGGTGCGCTGCCGACCCCCACAGGTTGGAAGTTGCTGTGCGTTGTTCCAGAAGCAGACGAAAAGATTGCAGGGTCAAACCTGTATAAACCAACGGAGTTCATGCGCCAAGAAGAGACAGCCACCACGGTGCTGTTTGTATTGCGTGTAGGCCCCGATGCGTACAAAGACACCACCAAGTTCCCCACAGGCGCATGGTGTAAAGAAGGCGACTTCGTCTTGGTACGTACTTACTCCGGCACAAGATTCAAAATCTTTGGCAAGGAGTTCCGTCTCATCAATGATGACCAAATTGATGCTGTTGTGCAAGACCCCCGCGGTTTAACCCGCGCTTGAAAGGAAAGAAATGGCTGAACAATACAAGTTCCCCGACGAGCTTGACGATACTCCCGCTCCTGTGGAATCGTCCGAAGCAGACGTCGAAATAGAGATCGTAGACGATACGCCTGAACGTGATAGAGGCCGCAAGCCCCTAGATCGCGAAGTCGCCGATCCAACCGATGACGAGATTGAGAACTATTCTGAAGGCGTTAAAAAGCGCATCAAAGAACTCACTCATGCCCGTCACGATGAGCGCCGTGTCAAAGAAGCGACAATGCGCGAAAAACAAGAGCTTGAGAGAATGGCCCAACACCTGTTGGCCGAGAACAATAAGCTTAAACAATACGTGAATAATGGTGAGCAACAGTATGCCGCCACGATTCAAACTGCTACAGAAGCTGAACTGGCTATGGCCCGTAGAAAGCTTAAAGAAGCCCATGAAGCATTTGACACAGATGCGATCATTGCGGCTCAAGAGGAGTTGGCGGATGCAAAGATGCGTGCAACAGCCGCAAAAAATTTCCGGCCAACCCCTTTACAAATTGATTCTGATGTTGTACAAACTAGTCAACAAGTACCCGAAGCGGCCCAACCGGACGATAAAACACTGCGCTGGCAGGCAAGAAACCAGTGGTTTGGAGCTCCCGGGTACGAGGAACTCACCAGCTTTTCACTAGGGCTGCATCAAAAACTAGTGAACTCGGGAATAGACCCCCGCTCTGACGAATATTTCGAGCGCATTGATGCTCGCATGAAAGCTACTTTCCCCGATATTTTTGGTGGACAGGGCAGGCCGAAGTCCGGCGATGGCTCCAGAAAGCCTTCCACGGTTGTTGCCTCTGCGACTCGTTCGACAGGAGCAAAAAGAGTCCAACTAAGTCCAACGCAAGTTTCGTTGGCAAAAAAGTTTGGCTTAACCCCGCAGCAATATGCTGCTGAATTGGTAAAAATGGAGAAATCGAATGGCTGAAAACCGTACAAATCGTGACTTGGTGTCACGCGAAAAATCTGCTCGTGCTGTATACGTACCGCCGACAAACTTGCCTGATCCAACGCCTGAACCGGGCTACGTGTATCGCTGGGTAGCGACACATGTGCTGGGACAGTCGGAAGTGACCAACGTATCACGCAGAATGCGCGAAGGTTGGGAGCCGGTGAAGGCAGCTGACCATCCAGAATTGATGATGATGGGTAATGAAAAGACTGGGAACGTGGAAATCGGTGGCCTCATGCTCTGCAAGATCGCCAAAGAAAAAGCGGAAGCCCGTGACGATTATTACAACCAACAAGCTCAAAACCAGATGGAGTCAGTTGACAATAGCTTCATGCGACAAAATGACTCACGTATGCCGTTGTTTGCCGAACGCAAGTCGTCTTCAACGCGTGGTGGGTTTGGTTCTGGTTCTAAATAAACTTAGGAGTCCTTAAATGGCATCTACCGCTTCTCCCTACGGCTTCCGTGCCGTAAACGAGTTGGGTGGCCTACCATACGCTGGTAGCACTCGACAATTTCTGATCGACCCTGCTGGTTACAACACGAACATCTTCAATGGTTCGATCGTTGCAATCAACACGGCTGGTTACATCAACATCGTCACCACAAATGGCGATAACAGCACACCGTTCCCTGCAGGCACTATCGGCATTTTCGTCGGTTGTTCTTTCACGAACGCACAAGGCCAAATCATTTACTCTCAGTACTACCCTGCCAACACAGCTTCTGTGCAAGGCTCTGCTATTACTGCTTACGTAATTGATGACGACCGCGCTGTGTTCCAAGTGCAAGCTAACGGCTCAATGGCTCAAACCACTTTGGGCATGAACGTGAATCTGAGCGCTGTTCAGAGCACTTCAACAGGCTCTACGACCACTGGTAATTCCACTACGGCTGTTAGCGCTACTGCTGCTGCCACTTCTGGTATTGCTTTCCGTGTTGTCGGTTTTGCAGACACCCCCGGCTTCTCTCAAGTTGGCGATGCTTTCACCGACATCTTGGTCAAGTTCAATCCCGGCGCACATTCATACAGCAACGCCACCGGCGTAGCATAAGGAGTAACTAACCATGGCAATTTCACGCGCACAACTACTTAAAGAGCTGCTCCCCGGCCTGAACGCTTTGTTCGGTTTAGAGTACGCACGCTACGGCGAAGAGCACAAAGAAATCTACGAAACAGAGAAATCTGAGCGTAGCTTCGAAGAAGAGACAAAGCTTGCTGGCTTTGGTTCTGCTCCCGTCAAGAATGAAGGTCAAGCCATTGCTTATGACAATGCGCAAGAAGCCTTCACCGCTCGCTACAACCACGAGACTATCGCTCTGGGCTTCAGTATCACTGAAGAAGCTGTGGAAGATAACCTGTATGACTCTTTGTCTGCACGTTACACCAAGGCTTTGGCCCGCGCTATGTCTTACACCAAGCAAGTTAAAGCCGCTTCCGTTATCAACAACGGTTTCAACGGTTCATACTTGGGCGGTGATGGCGTCACTTTGTTCGGCAACAACAGTTCTAACACTCGCGTTGGTCACCCACTCGTTAACGGTGGTGTGAACTTCAACAGCCCAACTACTGGCGTTGACTTGAACGAAACATCTTTGGAAAACGCCGTGATTCAAATCGCAGCGTGGGTGGACGAGCGTGGTCTGTTGATCGCCGCTAAGCCCCGTAAGATGGTGATTCCTCCAGCACTGATGTTCGTTGCCAAGCGTTTGCTTGACACCGAGTTGCGTGTTTCTACTGCTGACAACGACATCAACGCGTTGAAGCAGATGGGTGCAATCCCAGAAGGCTACACCGTTAACCACTTCTTGACCGACAGCAACGGCTGGTATTTGATTACCGACGTGCCAAACGGCATGAAGCACTTTGAGCGTATGCCTTTGGCTAACTCAATGGACGGCGACTTCGATACTGGTAACGTTCGTTACAAGGCTCGTGAGCGTTACAGCTTCGGCTGGTCTGATCCCCTCGGCATGTGGGGTTCTGCAGGCGCTTAATGCGTAAGGCGTTGGCGGTGTGGTGAGTACACACAGATCGACAAGACTAGGATGCTGGGTTTGAATCCCAGACAACGCCACTAAAAAGCTCCTTCGGGGGCTTTTTTATTTGTTGCATGTGTTTTTTATTTGGTGTATATTGGCTTCATTCCGGGGTTTTCCGGTGCATTAGACAGTCCCGGCTGACGACATACAGACTAATGCACTTCACTTGTATGTAAGGACACATCATGGCAACCACCACGTTCTCCGGCCCAGTCGTATCTAACAACGGCTTTGAAACGGGCACTTCTGCTTCTCCTCTTGCAGTAACTACAGCAGAAAACATTAACGCTGCATTTGCTACAACTTCAGCTTCCACTGGCGATACACGGCTTAGCTACAACAGACTGACCTTTACCTCTACAGGTTCAGGTGAAACATTTCGTGCTTTAACCCGAGTAACAGGCACTGGCGGCGCTACAGGCGGCACAATCAACGGTGCTCATATCTCCACTTCAATCAACACAGGCGGCACAATCTCTGGTGCGGCTAACGCTATTCGTGCAACCTTGGGAGGCTCCGTAGCTTCTCCCGGCGGTACTTTGGCTGTTCTGCAGTTGGACACAGATTATTCTGTTAACGCTACTTTGCCCGGCACAGCTTCGTTTATTCGCGTGACTGACAGCGGCGCAAACACAGGTGAAGTTCCTTTGTTGATGAACATTGAAACAGCACCCGCTGCTACGATTGCGCCTACAGCAACCAGCGTTACTACTGTAGCCAAAGCAATCAAAGTGATGATTGGCGGCACTGTGTACTACGTTCCTGCGTA